CACGTCCTTCTATATTGGAGAGTACCTTAAATCCGTTTGGGGTAGTCATCTACCACAGTCTATTTGTCACATTAGTGTGGCAAGTAGTGGTGACTACAATCTATCCTCAAAGGCTGGTGGACGCGGTGAAATGATTCGCTCGAAGATGTTCGAGTATCTCACCGTTGTCCCCATAGAGGACAAGATTATTGAATTGCCTTATGGCATCAAACTTTCAGATCAAAAGGGTATCCCCCGATGGAGGACCTGGCTCAGGACTTATTCAGTCTTGGCACCCGATACTGTAAAGTTTGGAGAATTGAGGCACTCCTATGGCGAAGTTTTCGTCACGGATGAGCGTCGATGGGGCTTTGACGAGATCTTAGGATACCAAATTTATGCAATAGCTTTACTCGAAGCAAAGCAGTTTGGTTTCTTTGACCCAGACAATTACGTAGTGTATTGTCCTGAGGCGATCCCGTCAAAATTGGCTTTCCTACCTGAAACAGGTGGTAAAGTCAGAATTGTTACTACCACATTGTGGTGGAACATTATTATCCAGCAACCAGTCGGACACTTCTTTCGAGAAGTGTTATCTCGACATCCTGCTGCACGTGATGGTCTCGTTAGATCGGAACAAGCAGCCTGTTGGATAAAACGTCTCAACAAAGTGTTGAGAAATGACAGCTGTAGATTGTTGTCATCTGATCTGTCGGAAGCGACAGATGTGATCCCCCCTGAGGTTTCGAGTACTCTACTTGGAGCATTCGCTCGGGGTTTGGGTCTAGGTGACAACGAAGTGATACAGCATGCCATTGTTCTGGCTTGTTCGTCTCGTCGTTTTGAAGTTTGGAAGGGGTCTCGACTCCTAAACAGCTTTATAAGCACGAGAGGCATTATGATGGGTGAATGCCTATCTAAAGCTGCGCTAACACTACTAAATTTAGCGTGCGAGCAAGAAGCTTTTGAGTTCTTCTATTTGAATTACACCACACCAGCGCGGACATTGCCCGCGCCATGTGAGGCTAATTCTTCTAGTTGGCGTTGTCTTCATCTGGTTGGTGATGATCATGGTGCTCATGGCCCGTTAGGGTATTTGCACCGTATCACAGCCAATCACAATAGATGGGGATCGAAAGTATCCGCCGACAAACATGCCATTGGTATGGTTGTTAAGTTTTGCGAAGACATAGTCTTCTGGGACGGTAGCCCTTCCTCTGAATACGAGGGAAGCTACACCACCAATACCGTTAAAGCACGGTTATTATCTACTGCGGCTAAAAGTCGAGAGATACTGGATGAGGCCAATCCCGCAATGGGAAAAGGTCTCGCCCTTGGTGCACGTCTTAAAACTTTCGAAAGTGTTCGATATCCATTATCACGTCTGGTTTCCATTCGTGATCGGTTTATCTTTCGGATGCAGTGGCATTTGCCACGCGATCACAATCTATTATCACTCCTCCTGACGCCGCGATTTGCGGGTGGTCTAGGCCTATATCAGGGAGAGAGTGATTTTGAAATGTGGTACTCACGTTGCGATGTGTGGGCTAAGAAGCTCCTTGCTGAATTGGCTTACGGTGAAAATCCGTTACCGATTATACGCGAGATACGCTCTATGACCACAGTCTCATCGAAACGTGGATTCGAATTGAACTCAGTTATACTGGACAATTCGGAGCTTTATGGTCTTAACAAGACCCTAAGTTTCCTGAATCTACCTGAAATAGAAGAGTCTACTATAGACGATCTATATAGAAAGTATGATTCAGATTACGAGCTTCGTGGGGAGTTTATGTACGATAACCTCCTCCGGAAGGTTCGCGCTGATGGTTGGTATGACTGTGATGGTTTTCTCCAGCATGTTTTGCGTGGGCCTTTGTTTAACACAATAGTGTCAAACGATGCTAAAGTCGTCAGATATCAGTTTGTCAAATGGCCGTCTTTACGTAAGCGGTTATTTACCTTCAGTGAAGGCTTGACAAATTGTTTTGCATATCTGACGCAAAGCCCGGCTGAGATTTACACTCAGCTGTCCTCTCGATACTGCGTGGAGAATCAGAAGGTTTTCCGAAGTGTCGGAGTTTCAGAAGAGATAACCATTTACGATCGAGTGACGAAGACTCTACGCCAAGCACAAGTCACGTTTGACGGTGTAGCCCAGAAGGGTCTTCCGACGTTACGTTTACCAAACCTCTTTTCTGGAGTGAATGTCTGTCTAGAGCCCGCTTGGGCTGAGGTAGTACCTCAGACCGTGATGGCCGGAAGACTTCCATTCATTGAGCTCAATCCTGATCCTGCGACATTAGACCCGTTTGCGGGAATGATGCCAGCGGAGTTTATACCCCGCTCTCCACCACTGCCTGGTGGATCACAGGAATTTAGTTTTGAGACTCAAGATAGTTAAGAACAGCAGGTCTTAGCGAACTTAGATTCGTTTGCTACAAGCAAGGAGGGGTCTTCCCCTCCTTGGTATGCAGAATCTAAGACCTCCGTCGTTAC